TCTTGAGGCGCAGAGCCTCTTGGAATTTCTCGCCCAACTTCTCTGCGTCGCTCTTGGCGTCTTCCGTAAACTTCGCTGCGTCCTGCCTAGCCTTATCCCATTCCTTCTTACCCTCGTCCGCTTGCTTCTTGAGCCAAGCAACGAGCGGGCTTTCCTTGAGTCCCGCCTTAAACTTGTCAATAAAGCCCTTGGCCATTGACTCAGCGTCTACCTGCGCAACCGTCTTCTTGCCGAATTGCTCTTGCCAACCAAGCGAGACGTTATCAATCATGGCGTCCGCTCGTCCCTTAATCGTTTCGTCCCGCTCTCTCTTCAGACGCTCAATCAAGTCCTCTGAGGTCTGGACCGCCGCCGCCTTGTTGCCGCTCACGGCTCGCCCGCCGTTGGCCGCAAATATGGCGTCTATCTTCTGTTGCTCCGCTGCGATCTGCGCAGCGTATTTCTTCGTTAGGTCTTCCCGGAATTTGTTGAATTCGGCGTCCGCCTTCCCCGTCATTTCGTCAAAGGCTTTAGTCCCTTGCATGCCTGCGAGTCCCGCAACCTTGGCGGCGCTGTCCGCTTCAACCTCTGCGGTTGTCTTCCTTGCCTCGTCTCTTGCCTCTCGCCTGGCCGCTGCCGCCGTCCGGGCTTTGGTCGCCGCTTCCGCAATGGCGTCCCATAGTTTCTTTTGCTTCTCTAGCTCTAAATTCTCTTCAGTGATTAGCTCTCTAATGTCCCTGCCCGCTTTGACGAAGTTGCCGAGAATCGGAATAGTCTGGCCGATCTCTTGGACCATTTGACCGGCGCTAATCGTCCCCTCGTCAAATTGTTTGCGTAGCTCAATCGCCTTCCCCGTTGCCTTCGCCAGTCCGTCGCCGATCATGTTTACGCCGGTGAGGACGAGAGCGGCTTTCAATCCGCCGGTTAAGCCCTCTCCACTGCTAAGGTCCGCTTTGGCTTTGACGAGTTTTTCATATGCTCTCAAAACGTCGCCCCGCCCGATTGCCTGTGCGGCGTCGCCCAAGTCGCCTAGAGCGTTAGCCTTCCGCCCTGCGGCATTGAGGGCTTTATTCGGGTCGTTCTGTTGCGGCTCTGTAGTCGCATGTGGGGCGATAGGCGAGGCGAGGAAGGCGTCCGCAGTGTGGGCATTGGCTGCCTCTTCTGCAATGTCCTCCCAAAGCTTCTTTTGCCTCTTTGCCAGTTGCTCAGCGCCCTCCGCTGCCCTGCGGGTTTCTTTATCAATGTCCTTAAGAGCGGCGGTGACGCCTGCGAGTTGGCGAGGATCAATGCCTAGGTCCGCTAGTGCGCCTTTGCCTTTAGCAACGTGAAGAGTAGCCAACGCCTTCTCTGCCGAGCCTGCGGTTGCAACCAACTGAGTTGCAAGGTCTTTATTCTTGGCTTTCGCCTCGTCAATCTTTTTGAGGTAGTCGCTTGTCTCGGCTTTGAACCGTGCAACAATTTCCCCCACTAACGCCACGGTTTACCCTTCGTTATGCAACATGCTTCCAAGTTTGCCCGCTCGCAACTCGCCAGACGTACTTATCTGCAAGCCCATATTGAGAGGCAATCGTCTTACTATCTATCCCCGCTCGCCACTTGTTGCGAATATCAACAACGTCTGCGGCAGTCAGTATTGCCCGTCCGTTGGCTTCGCCCTTTGTGTCCTGCGGCAACTTAGCAGTAGGATTAACAAGTCCGAGCCGCATTGCGTGCCGGACGTTTTCACTTTTCGTAACGTATTCCAAGTTGTCCGCTTGGTTGTTGCCCTTGTTACCGTCTTTGTGATTAACTTCCATGCCCGCAGGACGAGGACCAATGAAGGCTTCCGCAACTAGCCTATGCAGAGAAAAGGTAGAATACTTTCCGCTGTCCGCAAGAGCCATACGCCAGTATCCCCATTGGGTAGCTTTAGGCTTTCGCAGTCTCTGTGTTGTAGCGTTGCGGACTCGCCCGCAATTACTTACCTCGTATAGCGTTTCCCAACCAACAACCGCTTTCCATAATTCAGTCATGCTATAGGGTAGTGAGGCGAGGTTATTTCTTTGCGGCGTTACTCAACTCGTCTAGCTTCTGCTGCTGCCTTGCCGCCGCCTCTTGCAATCCATGCGCTGCAAACACTGCCTTTAACGTAGAGAGCGTTTGCATATGTACGCCTTTGCGAGTCCAACGCTTTGGCTTGGACTTAGGCTTAGGTATGTAGGGCATGCAGTCAGAAGGTTTGACGGTAACGTCGTCCTTTAAGGTCTTGCCTGCGAAGTTGCAGATAGCCGCCTCTAGCCTGGCGAAGCGGTAGTCTTCCCGCTCGTCCCCAATGTATTCCTTGGCGAAGGTCTGCGCCCAAAACTCAAACTCCCCGTCTGACATTTGCGGCAATAGGACTGTAAGCGGAGTCTTGAATAGCGCCGCCAGTTGGCGAAGGAAGAGGGCTAAGCCGTCACTGTCTCTAAGTTTTTTTTTACGGCTTCCCTCGCCTTGGTATGCAGTTGGACCGCTTCATTGACTAGCGTTGTAAAGGCGTCTGCGTCAATCCCCTTGAGCTTCGCAACGTCCTCAACGCTACAGAGCCGGTTGCCGTCCTTATCGCAGAGGCAGAAGACCAAGAGAGCGGCGTCTGTGTCTAAGTCCAGTTGGGACTCGCTCTTCTCTTGCTTCTTTAACTCGTCTACAAACTCTGCAAATGCAATACGGTCTGCCGCCGTAAACCTACGAAGGTAGACCGTATTGCCGTTGTCCAGTGTTACGCCATGCGGCGCAAGAGAAAACGCTTTTGAAAACTCCACTTTGCCCTTAAGTGAAACGTTGAAATATACTGCGGCTCTTTAGCCTGCCTGCGGCACAAGCGTCTGAGTCTGTCCGAGAAACTTAATCTTGCCGCTCGTGCGGTGAGTGGCGTTGCTCGGAATCTCCCCGCCGCCAAACGAAGTAAGCCCGCCGAAAATAGTCTCTGTGGTCGTGTCGGGATAAGTAATCTTGAAAAACAACTCAGTCCCAATGAGTCCCTGTAGGCGGTTGTATTCGTCGTCTTCCCAATTGATCGTAAAGGGAATGTCAGAGACAGTCTTCCAACCAGTGAAGATAGACTCTTCAAAGCTGTTGTCAGAAGTTAAGTGCGTAGCTTCTGAGGTTGAGGCGGTAATCTCTACCCCACCAACGCTCACCAATTCCCCAACTGTGGTATACGTCCCGCCAACCGTAGTTGCGGTAGCGAGCGTTGTACCCTTACCAGACTTTGCTTTTGTACGTGCCATATCTCTCCCCTAATTAGGTCGCTGTTGCGCCGTCCACGAGAAGCTCAAACCTCAAGTCTACGACGGCAAGGCGTTTATTCTTGCTCGCCTTATCTATGTAGTCCTCGTCCCTATCTTTAATGCGGCAATCAATTATCCTGTAGCCGTTGCTCGTCCACTCCGCCCGGTCCAAGGCGTCAATTACCAAGTCCGCCAACTCAACCGCAGTCTTGTAACGCTCGGCAATAACGCTAACCGTTAGCTCGTAAGCAATCGGTCCGGTCCCGTCGTAACGCTCTTCCACGAAGTCAATGCTCAAGCCATAGACGAGAGAGGGCGTTACGTCGTCACGGTAGACGGGAAAGACGTTGCCGCTCACTGCGTTGTTAATCGCAGTAACGCCAACCAACTTGCTTTCGATTGCCGCCCCAATACTCGCCACTATTGCCCGCCTAGCTCTCGGTCTAACCCCGCCTTGATTTCGTTTAGCAACGTGTCTAGCGCCTCTTGTCCTTTAGAATCAAAGGCGTTTTCCATGAAGTGCTCGCCTGGCTGTTGCGTGCGTTTGTCTGAGTCCTTATCGCCTTTGACCTTGTTGCCTTTGCGAGGTCCAGCCTTCCAACCAAACTCTTGGAAAGCGCCGTAGAATTCGTCCCCTGCAAACCACTTCTTGCCAACGGTTGCCAGAGCAGAGACAGAGCTTTTGTTTCCCGTCCGTCCCATGCGTACCTTTATGGCTCGCTTGAGGCGTCCGGTCTTCTCAGGCGCTAAGCTTCTTGCCTCGTCTGCAACAACTGCCGCCGCCTTCTTACAGGCGTCCTTGAGTACGGACTTGTAGGCGTAGGCTTCCAACTTGTTTAGTTGCGCCTGTAGCTCGTCCAGTCCAGTAACCTCTAGGGTCTTAACGTCCATGCCGTAGCTATTCGCTGTAAACTCTGTATTCCAAATTGACCGTTGCGGTATTGGCTCTGGCATAGAGAGCGGTATTTGCCATTGCCAGACGGACAGGGTAGCTCTCGCCCGCTTTGAGTTTGGCAAACGGATAAAAGGTAGACGAGACGTAGACGCCTAGCTCGCAGTAATTGGTTAGGTCAAGATTCTTGAAGAGGGCAACGCCAAGGGTTGCAACGTCCGAGAGGTCCAACGCTGCCGCCGTCGTAGTGACTGGCGTAACGCCGCTTGCAATCGGTACTGCGCTAACGTCGTAGGTTGTGGTAACTGTACGTGTGTCGCTATAGCCGCCCTTCGTAACCGCAAGCGTAAAACTGAGTCTTCCTTCACTGGCCATTTTCCCCCTTAACCTTGCTCAACTGTGAGAAACAACATTGTCCAGCGCTTGCGAGGATCATGCATAACGCCATTGACGTAGTAGGTAGTCCCATGCGCCAAGACTTCGCAGTCATTAGTTGCGGCAGGGCAGTAGCGTAGCTTGGACTCGTAATTGACTGTTGCTGCAAAGCCCTTCGCAATGTTGGCGTTGCGGTTGGTAATCGTCTTGAGGCTTCCCCAATAGGTACCTACGTCCTGCCAAGAGTCCTGAGTATCCCCGTACTCGTCCTTCTTGCTTGACTTAATGCGAAGCGTAAGCCTCGTGTCTAACTCGCCCGCTTCCATTTCCATTTAACCCGCCAATGCCTTTGCCGTGTCGTAGAGGTCTTGGATTCTCTGTAGTCCCATATCAACCGCATACTGCTGTTGAGACGAGGTAGCGCCTCGGTTGCGGTACAAATGCTCAACGTGTAGCAAGAGGGCAACCTTGGCGAGTTGAGGGACGGTTGCGCTTCCTGCAACGTAAGTAATCGTGAAGGGCGTAGAGGGGACAGTCCAGAAATGAAGGTAAGGGACGTGTCCCTTTTGCCTTATCTCATAGTCCGTCGCTACGGACGTACGGTTGTTATGGTCTACAATGCTCGTGATACTCACGAGCGGACCTTTGGGTAGAGCTACCGTTGTGACGTTATCCATAACGTCCTCAAACGAGTAGACAACCGTAACGGTCCTCGTCCCTGTAGCTCGTCCGGTAGCCCGCTCAAAAGCTTCCACGCAGGCGATACCAAGACCGGTGAGGTAGTCCTTTTCCCCGTCGTCGTCTAAGCGGCAGTGAGCCTTGATTTCCGCCCAAGTGAGGACGGTAGGGATTGTCTCGGAAATGCGCAAGTTACCCCTCTGGCGTGAGAGCCTTAGCCTTTACAAGCTTGACCTTCTGCGGCTTGGCTTCCTTCACTTCCTGCGGCTCGCCCTGCATAGCCTCTGCGTAGCCGCAGGCAATGTAGCTCTTGGCAATCTCGTCCGGCATATCCACTACTGCGCCTTGCGAGTAGCCGCCGTGAGTCCCTGCGAAGCCTTGTAGAATCTTAATCTTCATTGGCGTCCCCTAAATGCCTTCCATGAAGGCGAAGCCCTCGCAAGCCGGTTAAGACTTGCGAGGGCGTTAGCCAACTAATTATTAGGCCATTTTCAGGGTCTTGATTGCGCTGGCGTTGTAGCCAAACGCAGACAGACCAAACGCCTCGTAACCAACTTGGAAGGGATAAGCCGGTACGTTTTCGTAACGGGTAATCTTATTCAAAGTCGTATCACGGATAACCGCCCCGTCCAGTCCGTCCACGCAAATCAGTGCGCCCGGCACCTTGCCAGTCGTCATGACTTCCATGTTGCCAGAAACAAACATTGGCTTGCCGAAAAGGGTCGAGAGGCTACCGTCCAAACCTTCTTTGAAGAATGGGACGTTTGTAGTATCGGCCAACTTGCGGATAGCAACCCGCAGGGCAGACGACACAACATAAAACTTAGGCATGCCGTCATAGCCTGCGCCATGGCTTTCGTCCCAATCGATCAACTCGTTGAGAGTCACTGCCGTAGCGGAAGCGGTGGTCTTGCCAACGCTGCCAGTATCCGCAATGAGTACCGCAGACCAATCGCTATCTTCCTTGCGCTCAATGCGCTGAAGCAACGAAGGATAAATGTACTGCGTAATATCGAAGTCTTCCGCATTGGCAACCTTCTCGGTAACCCAAGCCGCCTTACTGTGATACTCAACAAGGTTGAGCGTGTAGGAAGCGGAGTAGGTTGCGTCGAGATTGACGCCAGAGGTTGCGCCTTCCTGGTCGTTGTTCGCAGAATTGCTTGCGTCGTTGAAGACAGGCGCAGTCATATTCTCGGTAGACGACGTAGTAAAGGTTGGGATATTCAGAGCCGCAAAGCCTTTACGGTACGCATTGGCAACGGCATGAATAACGCTCAAGCCCGGAATCTTCTTGGGCATTAAAATGCCGGAAGTCCCTGCGGACGTAAGAGCGAATTCCTGATACTTCTTTTCGCCAGTCCGTCCGAAATGGCGAATAGCGCTGAGCATTGCAGCGCTTTCATTGGTCTTGGTTTCCATGTTGTCTTTCTTGAATGACTGAGTAACCGCCGCCTTGACTGCGGCTTCCGCCTCGTCCTTAATGGCGAGGGCAGCAACTTCCTTTTCCTTGTCACTGTTGGCGGCAACTGCCTTGAGACGGCCAAACTTCGCTTGGAAATCGGCGTCTTCCTTAAGTGACTTGCCTTCTTCGTTAGCCTTTGCAATCAACGCAATGACTTCCGCTTTGGCAGTTTCAAACTCTGTACGGGTCATATTCCCCCTGAGCCTTTACTTGGTTTACTTCCCCGTCTGTCTGAAACTCTGCCAGTCAATCCAAGGACATGCCGATTAGCTCGGCTTCGTATTCGTAGTTAGCGTTGTCCGCTTCAATTTCCGCAGGCTCTTCCTGCGGCTCTTCTTTGTTGAAGCTCTCAACGCTCGTCTGCTGAAATGCAGGGCGGGGCGTAATCGTTACCTCGTCAAGTAAACACTCGTCCCATACCTCTACGTCTACCTCAAGCCCAACGAAGGGCGTAAGGTCCGGGTTGCCTGCGGCGTCCTCTGGCAGGACGAGTTGCTTTTCCATATGGGTTTTAATTGCGTACAGTCCGCAGGACATACCCTTAATAAGCCCGCTCTCAACCCGCTTAACCAAGTCCTTTTCAAACGTACCGTCTACGAGGGTAGCTTCCATGTAGCCGCCCTTGTCGTCTTGGCTAATAGCGAGTGAGCCGTTGTCTTCCCTTGCTAGGATTATGTTGTCGTCATGGTTGTAGTAGGCAACAACGTCATAAGACGGTAGACGCATACCGCCCTTGGCGAAGCGCACGAGGTAACCGCCTCTGTCAGACGAGAGGACGCCCCATACAAGGAAGTAACCCTTTAGCCTGAGAGCCTGTCCGTCCTGCGCAAAGGTCACTGCGGACGTTGGAAGGTTGAAGCGCCGGAAGGCGTCCTTGTGCGCTACTTTGTCAAATGTCAGTCTTTCCACTGTCCCCCTCAATCTTGGTAATCAGTTTGGCAACAACCGTCTTAGGGTCTGCCTCTTTGCCGTATGTACGGACTTCGCCTGCGTAGTCCTCGCAGACGCTCTGACATGCAACCGCCAACTCGCCTGCGTCTGTGTAGGCAGTCTCAAGGAATGGGTTGAGAGCTTCTGCGAGGTAGACGCCTTGGTCCTCAGCGAAGCGGAGTTGCCAAGCGTCAAAGCCGTCCTTGCCTTCATGGTTGGCGAAGGCTTTGTCTTGCTTTGCAGTCACTCGCCCGCAGGCGTCCGCAAGAAATTTGCCGTAAAGGTCTGCGAGACTGCGAGAGGAAGTAACCGGCTTTTGCTCTGCCGGGGCGGTAATGGTTGGCTTCGCAGTTGGCGCAACGTCTGGCGTAGGCAAAGCGCCTGCGGCAACGGTTGAATCAACCATTGTTTGTGCAACGTCTGCCGCCAGTCCAACCGCAACGAGAAGGGCAACCGCCGCCTCACTCGTGAGAATCCCTTGGCGTAGTTGGACAATGACCGATACCGCCGCCGTGATCTGCGCACCGTTGAGCGGCACTACTGGCGGTTGAGCCGCCGCCGCCCCGATCTGCGCCGCTTGGTCTGCTGGCGGAGCTGCCGCCGCAGTGTCGTCCGCAGGCGGCTCGCCCTGGTCCCCGCCAGTTGCCGCCGTTGCGGTCCCGCCCAAGTGAGCGGCAGTCATGTACGTCCCGTCCTCGTCAATCGGCGTGTCTTCGTACTCGTGCCATTGTTCCCGGCTAATAAGTCCCGCCTGCCAGTCCAACCGCAGTACGTCTCTGCGAGCTTTGAAGTCGCCCCGTTTCAGTCCGTCCAAATTCCAACGGCAGTACAGACCGTCCTGCCGCTCGGCAGGCGTCAAGAGTTTCCATTCACACTCAAGCTCAATCTTCTGTACCCAACTGCCAAACGAGTATTGGACAAGCTCTGTCCCCATGGACTCGATATTCGCCCAAGTCGCACGCCCTAACGCAAAGAGCGTATGAGGCGGGACACGCAACGCCCTCGCAATGTCGTCAATGGAAGACGCCTTGAGTACGTCAAGGGCGAAGTCCTTAAGCGGGGCGGCTAGATTCTTTGCGGT